TCAACGCATCAGCCTTGCGTGGCGTGCGCCGCTTACGCTTAGGTACTTTTCGGGGTTTATTAGTAGCCATAGTAAGCCTAATTTTAGATCATACTATTCCGCGAATGGCACGCTCAACGCCTTCTTCAAGGCTAATTTTTGGCGTGTAGTAATCGCTCATCATGGTTGGATCACCAACCCGATAGGCCACACCTGCCGGCTTATCGGTCAATATCTTAAATCTATTGGCTGATGTCTTTTCGTATCCCAGGGTTTTCATTGCAATCTTAGCCAAATCTAAAAATGTTGTAGGCCTGCCTGTACATAAATTAACTGTTTGATTGCAGTTACTTTTTACCATCTCTACAACTGCATCAACTACATCATCAATATGAATAAAATCCCTAGTTGTGGTTGCCTTACCCCAAATATTAAATGGGTTAGCGTTCATAATTGCACGCTGAATAATTGATGGGAATGGGTAATCTAAATCTTGATCAGTGCCATATCCGCTAAATGGTCTAAGGGTTAATACCTTTGTGCCTTCTTCGCGTAAATAATTCATAAGCATTTCACCGGTTAATTTTGTCCAGCCATAAGTCATATCCGGCTTACCTATTTTGTTAAAATTTATATCCTTTTCTTTTAACTTTTTCTTCTTAGCCAATGTTTGTAACTCAATTGGGTAAGCGGCAGATGATGAGAAGTACACAACATAAGGCTGTTCAGTTCGCATTGCCCAGGTGGCAAACTCAGCATCAATGGCTAGATCAACTGCCAATGCTAATGGTTCATTTTCAATCATCATGCGGCCACCAACTAGTGCGGCTAAATGAATTACTAAATCGTATTGTTTATTTTCTAACTGGAAAAATTTACGACAATCAACACCGGCCTTTAGATCAACTAAAGTTAAATTGGCGTTAGGTAATGCACGCCTAAATGCACGGCCAACAAAGCCATGTGATCCGGTAATGAGTATGTTCATCTATATTTTCTTACTAATTCTGCATAATCGGCGCTTGCTAAATATTGTTGCAATGTCAGTAAATCTTTTTCATACCACTTAGGTTGATTAACCCTGGCATATCCTTCATCCATCTCAGCCTTGCCTGCTACTGGATGTAGATGCTCAATAATCACATCAGGTAAATACTTTAAATAGTTTAAATCTAAACCTAATTGCTTTACAAAGTTATCAAAGAATAGATGTACGCAACCTGGGAATGTCATGCCCTGTAACTCAACTACTAAATCCCGGCTCATGCCAAAGGCTGTTGGCAGGTTTGCACCTTGCAATAAATCATTACCATAGACAATGCCGGTGTTTATGCCTAACGCTTGAATAAAGGCTTGATCCCAGTTTTGGGTTCTAGGTAAGTGATCATCACCCATGAAAACAAAATAATCATATAAAGGATAGTTAGAAAAATCCAAAAGATAAACCGCACCGGTATTAAGAGAGTTTGCACAACCACCTGTTTTATTGTCGGCAGGTAATAATTGTAGATTTTTGTTTTTAACATATTCATCCCATTTCGGATCATCATTATCAATTACAAAATATAGATCGGCTTCTGTATTAGTGTCTTTAAAGGCTTTGGCCAGGCGATCCGCATTTTCAGGCCTGCCCCTACTAGGTACAACCACGCACATCTTCATGGCCATAGGGTAGGGGATAGGGCTGACTAATTCTTTGAAATAAGTATTTCGTAAAGCGTGTCTATCTTTTCTTCAATGCGTGATACCCGGCCTTCTAAATTATGCCGGCCGTTATTATCAGGCTTTAACTCACTTAGATAGTGCTTTACAAGCCAACGCACTGATGCAACTAACGATCCAACTATTGTTACAGTTGATACCGCTAATGCCATCCAATCATTCATGGTCATTTACTATTGATGCCAAACTTATCATCTGCCGGATCAAAATAGCGTGCTAATGGTGCGACAATTGCGCCTGCAAGAACGGCATACTCAGGCGACCAATCGGCAACCAAAGCCAATGCAGTTGTAATAGTTGCGGCGGCAACGCTTCTTAGGTAAGACTTTAGAATTTCTTTTTTCTTCTTATCAAACTTCATTTTAATCCTAACTCTTTTATTTTTTGTTTAACTTCATTTTGATCTAACGCAATCTCAAAGTGCATATCATCTTTACGCCGTTTGTAATTGCCACCCCAGGTCAAACCATATTTAGTTATGAGTAGGTTAATTGTATTACGTTGATGCTTATTAAATGTATTTGACTTGCCCAATGGATGTTTAATTGCATTTAGATCAATGGCTGTGCCGGATGCGTGGTTACTTAAAATTCTATCTGATCCCCGCGTTTGCCTAAAAACGTAACCCCAATCATCTAATTGGCCTTCATCTATTGGTTCAACTAACTCATGGAAATCTTTAGCAAAACTTACCAGGATTGGCGCAACCGCTTTGGCACATGCAAACCTAATCTTTGTACCTGGCACTGTAAAAGTTTCAATGCCTAATGCCTTGCGATCTTCACTAGCCGGCCAACCATTAGGGCTGGTAAGTTCTCTAATTGTTGCCATTTAATTATTTGTAACAATCCCCTAAGATTGTGCTAGGACAGTAATGCAGAAATTTGATCGTCAGTTAAACCTAATTCTTTTAACTTAGCAATTCCCTGTTGGCGATTTAATATCTTAATTTCCTGCTCTGTTGGGTTAGCAACATGAGCCTTAATCGCATCCTCTAATTCTTTTTCAGTTACTGTTGAAGTTTCTACGGCTTTAATCAATTTGTTTTTTGGGTCATTAAAATCCCAAATAAGACCTTGACCACCCAGTTCTTTATCTAATTGACTAGGATTTATTTTTTTGGATGTAATTGCCATTATGACCCCAAATCTATAACTATGATATATCGGTTTGAAAAAGTTGCCCCATTACCATTACTTGAATCTGAATACTTTGCTGTAAATGTATTTGATCCAGCAGTTAAAGAAACTTGTGTTGATGCAAATGATTGTTGATCTCCAGATGAATCAAACACTCTGACTTTCCATTGAGTATTTGCAGCAATTGTTGTCGCACCTGAAACAGCATAAGACATATCAGCCCACCAACCAGATGCGGCCTGGCAAAAAGCGCCAATAATTACTAACGCTTTTGTTCCAGTTGTTAAAGTTACTGATGGCCCTGCTGTTGCTAAATCACCATAAGTGCTTGATGATATTGATTGAGCAGTTGTAATTACTGCACTTGCACTTGTTGGGGTAGCAGATGGGGTAGCCCATTTTAATCCTAAACTTTGTGTAGAATCGGCTGTGAGAACTGTGTTATTAGCGCCCACCGGAATCCTGGCATCTGATGTACTATATCCCCAAATATCACCTTTAGTTGTAAGCGGTGATGTTGCGCCGGCTTGCACCCAATCAAAATAAATAGCCGCGCTTGCGCTTGTAAAATATAAAACTCCACCATCATATTGCGGCACAATCAAACTTCCGGCTGTATTCACTGTGGCTGTGCCGGCTGTAATTGTTACTGCACCCGATCCCCAATTTTGAATTGTTACAGTATCACCGGCGGCAAACAATCCGGTATTAACTGTTATGGTAGTTGCGCTTGTACTATTTACCGATACAACAGTGCCGGCATCAGCGGCAACTAATGTATAACTTGTAGTTTTAGCAGTAGCCGATCCACCCAACATTGCCGTTTGTTGTAGTGATGTCATTTGTGCGGCTGTAAGAACCTGCCCTACGCTAAATGATTGTTTTGCCATTTACACACTCCTAATAAGCCAAAGAATCTTCATCAAGTAATCCATCTACTGATGAGTTTAACACAAAGCCTACGGCGAAAGGCTGAGCGCATGTAAAGGTTACTAGAAAAGATTTAGGGGTTATTTCATAGGTAAGGCCTGCAATAACGCTATCTGTAACTACATTGCCTGCCGGTAGGGTTTGAGTTACTTCTATTGGGTCAAACATATCTAAATTCAAAGCGGCTACAACCCGGCTAGGATCATCCTCACCAAAGGCATCAACTGTTAATGAGTTTAACTGTATATCCACACCTTGTTCTTTACGGCTGGCAATAATCATTTGTGCCTGATTTAGTGCATCCGCTTCTGTTTGCATAATGCCGCTTCTTACCCTGCTATGCTGGAAATAATCCTCAATGCTGGCAGAATCGCTTGCGGTCTGCCCACTCAACCCAGTTGGCGTTACAGTTACTTTATTGATCATTTGAAAATCTGAAATATCAAATTGCACGGCTTGGTAAGTAACATCACCCGATCCTGGCACGTCAGTAAAGGCTGTTGCCGTGCCACCTGATGCAGTAATGATGTCGGTTCTTGACATAAATTTTGCATAACCGCGTTCATCTATAAAAAACGCACCCAAATCTGTGGCTTCTACTTCTTGGCAGGCGGCTAACAATGATCTTGATGATCCGGTATCTGCCTGCACTGTTGTAGTTGCAGTGGTAGATATATCACGCATACCACCTGGCCACTCACCTTGATCTAATAAACTTGTAATTCTTTGTGCAGTAGTTTGCCCGGCAGTGCCACCACTAACTGATGTGATTGTGTTTAAATTTAATAATTGGAATCCATCTACACATGACAAAGTAACATAGGCTGGATCAAATCCGGTAGGGCTTTGATAATTCCATTCTTGTACATACATAGAACCCAGGTTATATGTAACGCCTAAATACTCTGCCATGAAGCGAATCTTACGCATAGGTTTGATCTTGCCGTATAAACTTGAACTTGTATTGGCCGGATTAAACTCACCGGTTTCATCAACAAATGTAATGCGTGCCGTACCGCCGGTGAAAGAATCTGATGATCTGTTAAACGCACGGCTAATATAACATTGTGTCACATAAGGTGTTATATCAACTACATCTGCCGCCGCTGTACCCAATACAGAAAAATCCAATGGCGTTGCAGGATCATCCAACACTAATGCCGGGTCAAATGTTGCCGAACTTGAAAAGTCAATTTCTGTTTTAAAAATTGCGGCTGGCATTATCTACCTAAATTAGTTAATTGAGTTACCGCACCTGATCGGTTTAGATTGTATAAAGCATCTTGGATAACTGATTTCAATTGACCTTCCGAAATAACTGATCCGGCTACATTAACTACTACCTTTGTACCCATGCCGCCCATGCGTTCTAGTGGCACAACCGCTTCTGATCCGGCTTCACCAATTAAAGCCAATGTCGGTTGTGTTACAACGCCACCTTCTGCCATTTTAGGGATATTGAATTGAGATAAGAAAGAACCAATATCTGCATTTAATCCACGCACACTACTTAATGCAGTATTGTATTGAAAGGTTTCAATTCTTTGTACAGTAGTTTGTACCTGTTGGATCGCATTACTAATTTTTTTCTTACTTATTTCATCTAATAACGCTAACATCTTACGCAATTCTTCATTAGATTCAAATAGTTTTCTTAAATATAATTCAACTTCTTTAGTGCTAATACCCCATTTTTGAGCCAAAGAATCAATTTCGCCAGTAGTGATTTTGCCATCTTCAATTACCTTCAAAACATCAGCATAGCGTTGTGCTTCATCAACAGCCTTTTTAGTACCATCTGCCAATTGTTGTAATATTTTTACACGCAACTCATCTTCACCTGATAACTTACGACTTAACGCCGCTTGTAAGTTAATGCGATCAAGATCAAACATTGCCTCTAATTCAGCCTTTTTTTTATCTAAGGCCTGTTGTGCAAGTTTTTCTTTAGTTAAATCTTTTTCTCTAGCCAAAATGCCTGCCTGTATTTTGGATAATATCTCAGCATAAGTTAATTGTCTTTTCTGTGTTGTACCTTGTTTTTGTAACGCATCTAAAACAGAACCGGATAAGCCATACAAACCTTTTTCTTTTAAAATGCGTTCTTGTCTTAATTTAATTCCTTGTTTTTCAATTCTTTGCAATCCTTTAGATTCACCAACAAATCCTTCAAGTCCAATTTGTGCTATATCTAAATAAGCACCCAATCCTTCTTTTGCAAACTCTAAACTTAAACCCACTGCTAAATCAGAAACAGTAGTTGCCGTTTTTTCTAACTTTTTACCAAAAACATCCAACTCATCTGATCCAGTTGCAATGATAGAAGCGGCTGTCAAAAATCCTTGACCTAAAGTTTCAGTGGCCTCGCCTGCACTAATTTTAAATGATTGCAATTGACCTGCAAAGGTTTTAGTTTGATCTTCTGCCGCGCCTGTATATCTATCTAAACTTTGCATCAATTTTACAAAGCCCATTGATTTTGCTTCGGCGGCCGTAAAACCTAATCCTAATTTTCCAATAGAAGTATAATTACCTACGGCGGCTTTAGTTACTGCATTTAAAACACTATCTAAATCCGCACCTGTACCGGCAGATATATCTAATGCCTTACTTAATAAAAGTTGTGATGATTGTAAATCTCCGGTTTGTGCAATCAATTGGCGTAGTGCTGGCACTAATTGATCTTCTGTAATATTGGTTGCGCTTTGTAAATCGGCTATAAAATTTCTAACTCCAGGCAATTCAAATTCTTGACCAATGCTTCTTAATGATAATTGTAATTGTTTGTCTAATCTTTCCTGGGCTAAAGCGGCATCAATTGAGCGTTTAGCAAACAAAGCCATACCTGCCGCCGCCGCAATACCGCCGGCTTTGGCAAAGGCTCTTAATCTAAATGAACCTGTCGCAACTACTTTGTCAAAACCTTTTAATTCTTTGGTTGCACGCTCTAAACCTTTTTTATCAAACTTAGTTAAAAAGTTAATCGCAACATATTGACTTAGTGCCATGATTAACCCCTAAATTCTTTGCCTAGATATTTTTTAAGTACGCCGTATAGGTTATCATTTACTTGACCACCTAATTGTTGTGATGCCCTGTAAATCAATCTTTTTTCTTTATATGCACCACTATTGGCAGTACCTTGTAATTTTCCAATAAATGCTTCACTTGCATTTGGGTTACGGCTTACACGCCTAGTTCTACTTCGTGAGCGTGATGAACCAAAACCTGCCAACTCATAAATTATACCTGGTACAGATTTATTTATCACCGCTAATGCAGTTACACCAAAGGTAACTCCTTTAATTTTTTGTACTTTACTTTTAGCGGTACTAACTCTTATGCCGCGTATAACTTCTGTTTGCGACCACTTCCAACGGCTTCTTTTATTCTCGCCTATTGTTCTACCTCTATGTGCTTGATCATTAGCCCATCCCCATTGTGGTGGATAGTTAGGCTCAATGTCGCGCCATCCAGGAAAAGGTGAAGAAGGTACAAAACTTTGTGCTAATTTTGCAACAGGTTTTACAGCCTGACTTAAACCACGCCTAAATTCTTTTTGTAAATCGGGATCAACCTTTTTCATTTTTGCAAGAAGTTCATCTAGATTCTCAACATATACAGAAGGTACTGCCGCCAATGATCTAGTACGACCAGGTAACTCTGAATATCTTGGCTTGATCATTACTTCCGCCTAACTGTTGCCTTCTTGTTTTGATAATAGCGTTCTTGCAAGATGGCTTTTATCGCTGAATAAATCGCAGGATCAACCTCTAATAAATCTTTAGGGCTAATCCCAGTACTTACCGCCACGGAAGCGATTTCGTAAATTTGGCCGTGGCGGTCTATCCATTTTTTGAATCATAAACCAAATCAATATCTGAATACTGATTGATGTAATCATCACCAAAGGCTAGATCAGTTTTGCCAGCATCTTTTTCTAATCGCCACGCAAACCACCATAAATCACTTTCCATTTGTAATTCGGCTAATCTCTTACGCCATCCAGTTTTAAATTCGGATTCAAATGCCACCTTTGCGGATGGCGTAAGATCATAGGTTATTTTCTTACCATCTTTTTTAACAATTTCAATCTTGTGCATTGACCCACCCTTTTCTTATTACGCGCTAGTTGATTTTGTTAGTGCGGTTACTGGTAGTGATACAGATACGCTTGCCACCGCATCAACAGCACCGTTAATAGGTGTCCATGATGAGATAAGGCATGACATTGTATAACTTGGATTTGTTGCAGATACAGTGCCGGATACTGGAATCAACTTAATGTTAAGTTTTGTACCTAGTGCATCTTCAAACAATGAGTTCACTGATGAAGCCGCAAAGTCATTGTACAGTTCAAGATTTAATGTTGGGCGTTCAATCCCACCAATCATATTCTGTATTGTATCTGACATTGCAGTGATTTCAACTTGATCAATTTCGCGTGCAAGGCTTACAGTGCTGACATGATCAGTAATCGTAGTTGTACCAGCAATGACCGCCACTTTGTTTCCCATGAATATTGCCATATTTTTCCTTTCGTTACTAACCTATCAATTCAACCGAATACTGATAACTTAGGTAGTCAATATTAGCGGATGTAATTGTGCCAGGGCTTGCAGACACAACCCTTAGCGTTTGTACAGCACCGCCCAAAGTTTTATCAACTTCAACGGCGGCTTTAATTGAAGTTGAACCGGATGATGCAAGTAGCCCATCCAATCTTGATTGCCCATCTTTTTCACTCATTCTTCCAACCACAACAATGATCTGACATGTTGCAGAATCAAATCCTCTGTTTAGTGTGTAGTCATAATTCATTGACAATTGACCAACTATTGCAAAGGCATTGTTGGTTGGTATGTTTGTAGAATCAGGTACATAATCAAAAACTCTTAAACCTGAAATTGCAGTTAAAGCAGTTTTAAGATTAGTTCTAACTGTACTGGGATTCATGCAACCACTTCTTTTTTGTATGCCCTGACCATTGCAGTTACATCTCTACCTATCGGCGACATTCTAACCACGCCTAAATCACCTAATCCTAATATTCCACCCGGCGCATCTTTACGCTTGTATAGATCAGCGGTGAGAATCAAACAGGCCATATTTATATCACTTGGTACTGATGGCCAACCCCATTTTGCAGTTACCTGTACACCTGGGCGTAATCCATTTTGTGTTAGCCCTGGGAATATTGGCCAGGTTTCAGTATTAGACACCATAGTTAATTGTGTATATGGGCGACCTAAAGATGGTGCGGTCAATGGGTCTAAAATATAATCTTGATTTAAAGTTAATGATTTTGTATATGTACCATTGCCATTTTCATCCACTGCAACAGCCAAATTAGTGGTAGAACCAATATCATCTACATAAACAAAAATATCTGAATAGGCGCGATAAAGCCGCGCTGATGCGTTAGCATCTAAATAAAATCTTCTATTAGCGATCCGATCAATTGATCTTGATGCTGATTCAATTAAATCTTCTAATAAGTCATTATCAGTATTATCTGATATTGACATATAATTTTTAATTTCAGTTAATGTTGCATATCCATTTGTTATAGCCATGATCGGTATCCAAATTCTGTATTGCCCTGGGTCATTAGACAAACTCCATTCTTCAAATACCGATCATAGTTAGAATCCAGGCCGCTGGAAGGGTAGCGGCCTGGAAACTCATTAGTTTAGAAACTTGGTGTCGCTAAACCTGTGCCGTTAATCTGAGCCACTGCCTTTGGATAACGCTCAGCGGTGAACGCTGACATTCCAAATAGAACAATGTTGATTGCAACCTTGCCATTTGGTTCTTCAAATGTTACATAGGTTGGTGCGGCGGCTTCTTCCCATAGATGACACTCATTAAGATCAACTACAAAAATTGTATCTTGATTTGTGCTTGCACCCTTATCGGTTGCAATGTTGGCATCTACGATAATTGGCAATCCTAAAATTGAGTAACCTGAATTACCATAAGTAGGTGTGCCATTGCCTGTACCCATTGAGTTCATAGGGTTGTATGCCTGTGGCACAATCAACGGCCTATTTGAACCATCAACACCGGCTAATAGGAATCCTAAGCGGCGTGGGTGCATGATTACTGCATTTGGATTAGCATAAATACTACTTTGAATTTGGCTTATAGTATCTGCAATCTTTGGATATAAACCTGCAACTGTACCGGTTGTAGCGGTGTAAGTTACTAAGATACCAGTAGTCATATTTACAAGTCCAAGTGGTTGGCCATTTGAGCCTGATCCATTTAGAAGTGCATTATCTAACTTGGTGTGATAATCGCGAATCAAATCACCTAACACAATACCCTCAATGTTGTATCCGCGTAGTAATGCTTGCTTAGATACTGATTGTTGGCCTGCAATTGTATTTACATTTACAGTTAGGGTTGTGTCTGCAATATCTTGTGATACTGCCGCTGTGTTTTGTGAAGTTTGATACGCCGTTGTAGTGCCAGTGGAAATCTTGCTAATGACAACCGACATGCCTTGTGTGGGCAAGTTGTGTTTGCGTGCGGCATCTGCAAAGGGTCTTCCGGCTCTGCGAAGTTCAGCATATTGATCAACTAAATACTGCGGAACAACTAAGCCTGCAAAATTGGATGTACCAACTGCACGCTTTTCAATTGCCATTTCCTGTTGATGGCGTGCGATTCTTGCACTTGCATCACCATCAGTTTTGAATTGTGCCTTTAGTGCATCAGTTAAGAAATCATTTCCTGATCTCTCTGAATAGGTAAGTTCCTCGCGTGTAACTGAAAAGCCACCGGCGCGTGCTTCCTTCTTTGGCTCAATGTTTGCATCAACTTTAGCGGCTAGATCAGCGGCTTTTTGATTGCGTATTTCAATATCGGACATCTGCTCAATTCGCTCATCCAACTTTTTAATCTCTAGGTTAAGGGCTTCTACATTAGCCAACTCAACTTCGGATAGATCGCGTGCTTCCTCAGCGGCACGATCTAAAGTTGCCTGAATTAGAGATGTCTTTGATTCGCGCTTCTCGCGTAGAGAAGCAAGAAATGTGTTTGACATTTTTCTCCTATTAGTTAGTTGTGTTAGTGAGAAGGTGTAACGCGCCGAAAATCGGGGTTAGGTGTTCTACGACTTATAGAGATTATATCTCTTTTTTTATTTCTTTTAGTATTTGTAAAGCGGTGTTAAATCTAGTTTTTTCATCAACGCGATTTTGATTAGCGATCTTTTCTGACCATGACTTGCCAGCATCTCCACCCCATAAAGCCCAAGCAATGCGACCATTGGAAGGATAACCATCTTCACCTGGGCTAAAGCCTTCTGCTTTTTTATCCACTTCATGCCTAGCAAAAAATGACACCATGCGGTTCACTGTATCTAAAGGTAGATTTCTGCCATTGACAATATCCCTAGCCCTGGCAATTCCTACCTCTGTGCCACCGCGACCAAATTCACTACGCCAATCTAATCCTCTTTGTGCTTCTGCCTTCATTGCATCAGTAGGTGCATAACCTTCAGCGCGATTCTCACCATACTCTGAAATGTTAATTGCGGTCATCTGATCTTCTGCCTGAGATTGCGTTTTGTGGCAACCTATTAGTTCATTGGTATCAGATTTAACTACTGCATACCCTTCACACTCAGGATGATTATTTACTACGCTGTATGGCATCTAAAATCTTCCTTGCTTCATCAAGTCTAGGTGTTAATTGTGGCGCACCTTCACGCATACCTGTAACGCTAGCCAACTCACCATAAGCACCAAAGGTTACAAGTGATACTTCTGCTAGATGTGCTTTAATTCTTTCCATAACGCCATCTGTACGCTTCTTATTTTTGATTGGCATAAATCCTACTGATAGTTGATCTAGTGCGCCATCTTTTACTAACTCTAACGCTTCATCACCCTCACGCGTTTTTGAAATCTTAAATTCAGCATAAAGGCCTTCATCAGTTTCCCTAAGTAATGTGGCACGGCCTAACACATTGTTCTCACCATGACCCCTAAGCAATTTGACCCGGTGCGGTGCTTTTACTACTTCTGCAAATACGCCTTTTCTAAATACTTCAATCATGGTAGAAGTGATGCGCTGTTCTTTGTTGTAAGGCACGGCAATGCCAAAGATGGTGCGACCATCACCATTAGCGCGTAATTCTAAATCAACTGAGTAACTTCTATTTTCTATTTTTTCAACTGACATAGTTTTCATCCTCTACTGTATCTACCGCATCATCTTGTAATGATTCATCTTCTTCTTCATCTTCGCCTTCTTCATAATCCATAGGATCAAGATTTTCATAATCTCTAATTTCATCAACACTTAGGAATCCACTAGATAAGGCAACTGCATAAGCATCATATCTACTTGCAGTATCAGTTTTTAATAATGAATCATACTTAAATGCCGCTGTTTGACCACGCACCAATAGATCAGAAAAGGCCGCTTCTATTCTCTCTGCTATTGGCTGAATTGACCACTTGATCAATTGTAAATTTTCCTGTTCAACATTTGAGTAAGTACGGCTTGAATTAGGTGATCCTAAGAAGTAAGGCGGTAAGCCTAAGATGTTTGCCGCTTCTGTAAGACCGGCGGTTTGTGCTTCTACTAATTGTGATTCAGCCGCGTTAGAACTTAATACTTCAAAATCTGTTGATGCGTTCATAACTACTGGTGATCTATTGCGTGATGAGTACATTGCCATCCATGCAGTTTTTAGTGCATCCGCTTCTTCTTGTGTTAGATCAGGGTTTGCAGATTTAATTACCGCTGTTGGATTAACACCGCCATCAAAGTATCTTGATGCGTACTCATTGATCGCAATCTCTTTACCCAATGCTTGCTTTGCAACTGCCAATATACCTTTACCAACTAAATCACCTGGCAATGTAAAATTCTTAATGTGCATGATTTCTGATTGATCGTATGCACGCTCATCAATTGTATATTTAATACGGCCTTTATCACGGCTTACTTGTACGCGATCAGGTGATACCGGATAGATTGAATCAGGTAATCCATTCGCACCTGGTTCGCCTAATACTGCAACATAATTACCATGAATAATTAAAGCCGCCGCCATTGCGCTAATTGTTTCCATTCGCGTTTCATTTGGCACTGGCCGCATAAGAATTTGTGGGGTTGGTTTTACTTCACGCTTATTGCGATATGCACACAATGGTAATGCACCAATAGCATCACTAATTAAAGTTATACCGCGATAGATTGCCGGGATTCCTAAAGCGGTGTTTTGATCTACATAAGCACCTGCCCAATTACCTTCAAAGAATCGGCCAACCCTACCTAAAGAATCTACATAGCCGGAAGATGTATAAACCATAGAAGGTTGTATTTGTCTTTTAAGTAATCGGCCTAGCATTATTTACCTCTGTTTTCCAAAGCAATTCCAAATAAAACTAAAAATGCACCCCATAATATTACCGCTACTAAAGGGTTAATTGTTGCGACACCTGCAACTATTAGCAAAGAACCTATTATCTGTAAAACTGATGGTAAGTATTTCATTAGTAAATCTTACTCCTTGCAACCGGCTGATCTTCTATCTTTGTTACCACTCCATAGCGTGCCAGTGTTACCGCTACTAATGGTGTGATGTTAGTTGTGCTTTGGCGATTCCATGCCCAGGAATCACCCAATGGCCGCTTAGTAGAACCCATAATGGCTGATCTCAAATTAGGATCATCTAAATGGGTAATAGTTTTGGCTTGTACTGCATCATAGAAAGAACCACATGCCCTGGCATAATCACGCAAGTGTATAGACATTACGCCAATGTTTTGCTTTTCTAACTCTGCAATCAATGAAGCGGCAGGTGATCCGGTATCTATTACCACCTTAGTGTTGTATCTCTTACATAACTCAACCAAGCGTGGCAATACCCATGATGTACCTTCTTTACACTCAATCAACTCAACCGGCGTAAAATCCCTAACTAAGCCTGATGCACCAATAGAAGCCCGATCACGCTCACGCGATATATCAACGCCAAATACAATTTTGTTGCCAACTGTTATATCTGTTCTAGCCAATGAATCCCAAAGTTCGGTATTGATTACTTGTACTGCATCTTTGGCTGGCCACACATTCAACCATTCCTTTGTAAATATCTCAGGGCTGTTAGTTGTGGCCGCTTCTTTAACTGCATCTAGCAATACGCCTTTTTCTTCATGCAATGAAGGTATAGCCTGATACCACACTTCTTGATCCATGTAATCAAAATCATCTGTGGCTGGACACCATTCAAACCATGCCAGTTTATTTTGCGGTTCGGCTATTTCGCGGTGGCCTATCTCCCGATAATGTTCTAATAACTCAGATTGGCCAGGCCTGCCGGCATTAGACAAAATCCACAACTGGCCATTGCGCTTAGTTGCAAGTGTTGGTTGTAGGTTTGCAATTAAAGATAGCGGATGGGTTAATGCTTCATCAATGACCATAAGATTTAGGCTTAAGCCGCGTGCGCCTTTGTCATTAGGTGTAACAATTCCATAGGTTGATCCATTACGCATGTATATCTTTTCACTGCCATTGACCCGGCTTACCCTGGCAATACGCTTAGCAAACTTAGGCGATAATTGAAAACTTAATAAATGTTCTTCCCATTTACTCTTAGCCATATTGCGATCCTGGGCGGTATAGGCAACATGTCTTTTAGGTTGCAATAACTCATACGCAATACGCGTTTCAATAAGTTTGCTTTTACCATTTTGACGGCCTACCTGGGCGCATACTGATCTGTACTTATACAACCCAGTTGCATCTTTTTCTAAACCCACATCTGCTACATAGCGTTGCCAATCAAAAAGATCAAAACCTAATAGGTTTGCTACCTGGGCTAATTTGTCGCCATCTGTATCACATGATTCATCTCTTAATGATGCCCATCTAGGCTTACATAAAGATTTATTCAAACAAATCATCCTCATCAGGTAATGCACATGAATCCCAAATCTCACGCAACTCTTTAGATATGGATGGGATTGTGTGGCCACCTTTGCCGGATTCCTCTATGCGATCCCAGGCGCGTGCTAGGCCAAGTAACATCTCACGCTTTACCCCATCAATATCATCACGGCCTTGCAATGATTTGACCATAGCGGCAGTGTGCCGGCCTAACTTCTTCTTAGGCTTACCACTTGCGACTATTTTTAATTGCTTTGCGTTTTGCGTTTCCATATTTAGCACCCCTTGAATAGTTACAACTTGCACATGCTGGCCGCAATGACCCAGCCCACAATTCCGGCGACGGAAAGGAATCTATGGGTGGGTCATGGTCTAGCGTGGTTGCGACAGCCTTTTTACAGTAAAAACATTTTGGTTTTTGAGCCAAAACAATTTCTCTAATTTTCTTATAGTTGGCATTGTATTTTCTACTTTTTAGAGTTTTCATTTTTAATTTTTATTTTTTTCCACAAAGTTTTGGATCGCCCGGGGAGGGAGAAAACGCGAAC